CCTCCTTTCTATTGATCTGGAAGCCAAATAATTGACTCATGATTATCTATTCAATAGTTGGACGCTCCAACTATTTATTAGATTAGAAATTATGCGTTTGCAGCAGCATTACCAGCGGTTGGGTTCTCTGTCGTCCAGTAGGACATTTGGAACTCAACTGTGAATTCTTCGATCTGATCGTTGCTGTCATAAGCAAGATCAATTGAAGAAACTGAGGTTGGGAATGCGTGATGTAGAGTGTAGGTTCTGATGATTGAACCACCAGGCTCAGTTGCATTCTTCTCTAGCTGGTGAACTTTGAGAGTTGCCATGTAACCTGTATCAGAAAATTCTGGTACAAATCTTGGAGCAGTGTTCTCTTCGTGGGTGTTGATGAACTGCGACCACTCTTCAAAGAATCCACGGATTTTGAAATCCTTGTCATTGAAGAAGGTTGCACTCCAGTTATCAAAGGTACGATCTCCTGCAATCTTTACAGTTCTACCTCTGAAAGGAACTTCGATAACACCTAGGTTTGAACCAGGAAGGTTGGTTGACTTACAAAGAAGATTTGTAAGTGCAATGTCTCCTGCTGGCTTGTTTGTGTTATCGGGGAATTGGATTTCTACCTCAAACATGTTGGGCTTAACGCCCTGCTTAATAGAACCTAGAAATCCATCGATACTTGATGAGAGTGGCATTGTTTGTTACCTCGTAGTTGTTTTTCTATATTACTAATTATCTACCGATAATTTCAGAGAACGAAACTCCAGTTCTTGTAGCAGTTAGTGTAACTGTTACATAGTTGATGGAACGGGTTGGTTGGAGATAGATCTCAGCAACAAACTCATTAGCATCAATAACAGCAGGAGTGTTATTGCTCTCATCACAAACAACGAAGTAATCGGTTAGACCTCTATCTGCTTTGATTTGTGCTAGGAATCCGTTCATTGCTGAAGCAAATCCACCACGGGTGAGTGAATCATTTTGCTCGAAGAGAACGCTTCTTGAGAGTTGTCTTGCTCTCTTCTCAATGTTGAGGAAGAGACGGCGAACATTGATTCTATCGAAAGCAGAAGGTGATGCAAGAGCAGTCTTGTCACCGAAAAGAACAGGACCAGAACCAGCAAGAGAAACGATTGGGTTGATTCTTGCAGTATAGAGTTCATCTCTGTCTGCCTTGCCAGGGTTGTAAGCAAGTTTGACTACATTGCGTAGACCACCTTTGTTGACACCAGCAGGTGAATACCAGTCGTTGAGTGCTAGTGAAGTTCTAACACAGAGACCAGCAACGTCACCGTTACATGCGATATAGCGATACTTGTCGTTAAAGCGGTCATAGGTGTACTTGATACCGCTATCAAATACAGCGTATGAAGTTGAAGGAAGACCATCAAAGAATGCGATGGTCTTGTCTCTTTGCTGAGAGGAAGATAGTGCAGCATTTCCAGATGTAGCAACTTGGTTACCGACATAAGGAGAAACAAAAGCAACACAATCTGCTCTTGAAGTTGCTAGTGCAACAGCAGCAGCATACTTACCAAGAGTAGCAGCTTCAGCATCAGCATAACCAGACTCTCCAGTGGACCATGTGATTGAACCACCGCCAAGAACAAAATCGATCTCTGCTTCTTCTGTATCTAGGAACAGATCGTAACCAGCATCAATTTCACCAACGGTGTATTCATAATCATCAGTACCACCAGATAAAGCGTATTCTCTAACAGTAGAGATTTTTAATGTTACTGGAACTGCTGCAGTTGCTGAGTAAGAAGCAGCAGTGTCGCCCCAATCACCAGTACCATATGCTGCAACGTCAGCACCCGAAAGTTCTACACCACTGAAGATTCTTGAGGAGAATTCGTTAATTGCAGATCTCCAGTAATTTGAAGCACCTTCTGCAGTTCTCGCATCAGAAACTTTTGAAAGATATGTTAGTCTCTCAACGATGGTATTTGTGCTCTCGTCAACAACAGCAACGTGAACTTCATCAAACTTGAGGTGACGCTCTGAAGCCCATGCAGATGTGCCAGGACGTGGAGCAATTGCTGAAAGTTTGAGACCAGTTGAAGCAATATCTGTATTTGAATACCAGTTAGCAACCGCAGTAACCTCTAGGTCAGCAGCACCAGCACCAGCACCAACGATTAAGTCGCCAGCTACAACTAGAGTTGTTGGTGTGTCTAGAACAACAGCAATCGTTAGACCATCTGTAGATACTGAATAAACTTTACCTGCCTTACCGCCAACGGTGATTGCATCACCGACAGAAGGAGCAGAGGCATGTGCTGCGTCCAAAGTTAGGATTTGATCTGCACCACGATCGACAACAACAACGCGGTAGTTGTTGCCATATGCACCAGCGTAACGAGCAGCGAACTTTTCGCTTGAACCAACGCCAGCATCAAAATCTTCCTTAGTTCCGATAAGAACACCAGTGCCAGATGCTGTAGCATTGTCTACTGAAGTTGCTGCACGAACAACTGCTAGTCTACCGCCATAGTTTAGAAACTCGGCAGCAACTAACCAGTCGGATGCATTGTCTTCTGTTGGAGAACCAAAGGTATCGATTAGTTCTCTCTCTGAGTTGATTTGTGTAATTGCGCCTACTGGACCAGTTTTAAAACTGGAAACAAATGCGGCAGTGATGGATGATGCGCCAACAACTACAGCATTTGATAAATCACGTTCTCTAATAACAACACCAGGCGAGACTTGACTTGCCATGTTATGCTCCTTGGATA